ATCACATTGTCTCCTGACAATACACCAAAACGGTTACTGTAAAAGAAGGTGGAATTAATAGGTGATCCAATAAAGGAGGGTACAGGACTAGTTACATCGTCACCAGCCAACCTATCTTTATAAGTAATAGGACCAAAGGTAAACGTAGTAGCACCAGTGTTAGACAACTCATGTGGCATAGTTGTGTTATCTAAACCAGGAGAGGCATTACGTGCTATTGTCTCTTCCCAATAACCACGTCCTCTGTTTAAAACAGTGTCATAAGCAACAAACTTAACATGGTAATCATCTTCTTGACTATCGCTGTTTAGTATTCTTACGTTATGATCAGTAAAAGATTCAAGTGGTAATTTAGATACATCTGTTACATCATCTTCAAATACTTCAAGTGCAGTGTTATTAAGACCACCTCTAGCATCAATGTTAAAAGCTACGGGAGTACCAGTAACTGCACTGTAATCTGTTACAACTGCATTAGCACCAGTACCACGTTTAATAACTATACTATTGTTGTATCCTTCTAAATACCAAATACCATCAAAATCTGCATTAGATGCTGCATGTTGTGCTTCAATAACACTTTTAATTTTATCAATTAAATGATGATTAATATTAACATCAGCTGCATCATACAACAACATATCATCAAATGTTGTATTGTTTTGAGCAGTTACCTGAGCTTCTATATTTTGAATAGTAACAGTGTACTCAAACGTTTCAACAAGTGTAAGTAGTTTAAGTGTAGCAACGGATTTTTCAACATATGTACCATCTGGTTGCATGGCAGTAGTCACTGTACGATTAGTGATGATCGTAGTATCTTGAATGCTACGAAAATGATAATCGTTTTGTGTAATACCAGTTAGATACGAAGTAGCATATGCTCCCCCACCTGGTGCAGTAACAGTACACAACGTACCCTCGGCTGCTGTCCAGATATAAATGTTTGGACCTTTTATACAACCAATGAAAGAACCAGCACTAGCACGGTCAATATAAAACCATACTGCATCTGCTAGTTCTGCTTTAGTAAATACATCACCATTAGCTTTTTTTAAAACATCAATGTGTTTCATCCCAGGTCTTTTAAGTAGACCAAAGGTAGCGTCAGGATAACCGTTAATGCATTCAGTTAACTGACCTTCTAATTTTTTGTCGTCATTTTGTTTAGAGACACCACCAAGAAAATTAGGTGTCAATTGAGTTACTGCTGGCATTATCGAATTAGGGAATCAAAGGGACTGTAGCTCTTATAGTAATTACCTTGTTGAGGTGCACCAAAGAAGCTATGGTCACCTTGGTTACAATCATATTCAAGAGCCATTGCCCTTGCATACGCTTCTTTTTGTTGTAGCATTTGATATTGATTTGGGTCACCAATAATTCTACTAGATACAATAGCAGCAGCACGTGCTACAATGTAAGCTTGAATAGGTTGAGGGATGTCTGAGTAGTCTCGTTCCCATACTACATCAAAATAAAGCTTTTCATCTGTATCCCATATGTCAGTATGCTTAATAGTATCATAAACATAACCAGCACGATTAACAACATTACGACCAAGACTGTTTGTGTAGTCTTGACTTAAATCCATTTGAATTACATTGTTAGGAATTGGTATCTTTTTAGAACCATTTGGTGCAAACTGATCATAGTTTCTTTCTGTATTATAAGACCAACCTTCAGATTGTACTTCACGTAAAACTTCTTTTAATGTATTGTGAGCAATTGCAACATCTGGGTTGGTTTGAGTCTCTACTTTTTGGGTGACAATAGCTCTAGATAGATCAAGAAAATTATCTGAAGTAGCTACTGTTTGAGTAATATTAGTTGTGTACTCATACAGAATAGGATCTAATGTTAACGTGGTAGACGTAGCATCAGGTGCACTAACTGTATAAGTATAAGGACCAGAACCACTAGGTCCTGATTGTACTAATACATTAGCAATTCCAGTTCCAGTAATAAAAGTATTCTTCGGAATATATGGGGATGGAGAAGTAAGTACATTACTTGTAATAGAACCTGTGGTAGAGAACACGGTTTCTGTAGCAGCAATTGCTGTATTATTAGCAACACCAATACCAGAAATGTAAGTACCAGCTGGAATGTTATTTGTATTAGTAAAGAGTTTAGTAGAATCTAAAAAGCCTGTAATTCTTGACACCTCATTAAATACGAGGATTTCTTCTGTATCTAGCGTAGTGACAGGAGCCTGACCAACTGACGCCAGGATCTGATTAACAGCTTGTAGCTCAGTGTTGGAGCCAGTAGTAGGAAAAGGCATAATTTGATAATGAGTATTATTCTCAATAAAGAATTAAAAAAAAGGAGCCTCCGAAGAGACTCCCAATATAAGATAAATTAGAATGCGGCAGGCTTGGTAGCGGTACCGGCAAACAGTTCAACAGCAGCAGCTGGGTTCAGGTAGTCAGCACCCATAGCCAGACGGCCAAGGATCACGTCACCCTGATAGATAACAGAAACGTCACCACTGGTTACTTGAACCTGAGGAGCAATCGCTTCGACACAACCAGCAGCTTCACGCTGGAAGATCAAACCACAGCTATTAGCAAATTCGGTTTCTTCACCGTACTCATTGTTGATACCGGTAACATCGTTAGCAGCATCTTCAACAGCTTCGGATACGAACGAACCGGTGTTACCAGGATCGGTAACGCCAGGGTTGGTAGCAGAACCAGTACCGTACTTAGTACCATACTGAGAGAAGAAAGGAATGTTCATGGACTTGTAGATCTTGATACCAGCAATCTCTACAATACCGTCACCGCTTTGCAGTGCAGTACCTTGGACATCGCGGTTGATAAGACCATTAGAACCAGCAGCTTGGATCAGCGCATAATATTGGCGGGGGTTGAGGACCCCGACCCTGCCGTCCTGACTGACTCCCTTTTCGTCCATTGCAGCAGCAGCATCATAGAATGCATTGACCAAAGCAGCGGAAGAATAAGCATCAGATGCGCTAGTAGTAGTACCAACACGAACCTGAGTACCACCGGGCTCAACATAGTTAGTAGCAGTGATAGGAGAAGCAGCACGTGCACCACGAGTGATAGCACGGAAGATCAAACGGTCATACTTTTCTGCAAGAGCATAGCCGATTTTACGACTAATTTCTGAGCGCAGATCGTAATGAGAAAGAGTCTCATCAAGGTCATAAACGAACGCTGAACTGATCAGCAGATCATCAACCGTGATGGTCTTCTCAGCCACAGGAGGCGCATTGTTGCTATCACCAAGGATGCTGTTTCCAGGAGTATGGAACTCAGACTTGGTACGACCTGTGTAGATGAACTGCAAAGATTTGCCGTTCTTAAGTGTACGCTTCATCACAAGATCGCGGGCGATCGTGTTACGTTGGAAGCCTTTGAACATTTCTCCACTGAACAGTTTCAGATAGAGAGCGCGGGTATCACCCGCCAAGTTAGCCTGACCCAGCTGAGTTAGCTGAGCGGGGTTAACAGAAGATTGAAAAGCCATTTTTAAAAGAGAGTAATAATGTAGACTCTCAAAGATCTTTGAGTTATTTAATTTTTATTGTGGTCTATCCCACCGTCTAGACGGCAAAGGGTATCCTCGTAAGGGCCAATGCCAATAGTGAAGAGGGGAATTGCACCCCTCATTAGATCTATCTCACTTGGTGTACTTTACACCGCGATAGCAATAAGTCTTGCCTTGCATAGTAACCTCTTTAGAAGCCCCCACAAGCCCCGTTCCATGCTTATGGTGTCATGCGTCCCGAAGGATGAACGGACGTGCTTCTAGCCGATTACAGGTGCCTTAGAGGTGGCAAGATCAAGTGGGAAGTTGTGTGCGTTACGCTCATGCATAACTTCCATACCAAGACCAGCACGGTTCAAGATGTCAGCCCAAGTGTTGATAACGTGTCCTTCACTTGAGGTGATTGATTGGTTGAAGTTAAAGCCATTCAAGTTGAATGCCATAGTACTAACCCCAAGAGCAGTAAACCAGATACCCACGACAGGCCAAGCAGCCAAAAAGAAATGAAGGCTACGGCTATTATTAAACGAGGCGTATTGAAAAATAAGACGCCCGAAATAACCATGTGCTGCAACAATGTTATAAGTCTCTTCTTCTTGGCCGAACTTATAACCATAGTTTTGGCTGATGTCTTCAGACGTTTCACGAACAAGTGACGACGTAACCAAAGATCCATGCATAGCTGAGAACAAGCTACCACCAAAAACACCAGCAACTCCCAACATGTGGAAGGGGTGCATGAGGATGTTGTGCTCGGCTTGGAATACCAACATATAATTAAAAGTACCGGAAATGCCAAGAGGCATAGCATCTGAAAAAGAACCTTGTCCAAAGGGATAAACAAGGAAGACAGCCGATGCCGCTGCCACGGGTGCGGAGTATGCAACAAAGATCCAGGGCCTCATTCCGAGTCGATAACTAAGTTCCCATTCTCGTCCCATGTAAGCGAAGACACCGATGAGGAAATGGAAGACAACAAGCTGAAAAGGTCCCCCGTTGTAGAGCCATTCGTCAAGTGTCGCTGCCTCCCAGATGGGGTAGAAATGTAGACCAATCGCATTGCTGCTAGGTACGACTGCACCTGAGATGATGTTGTTTCCATAAAGCAAAGAGCCAGCAACTGGTTCGCGAATTCCGTCAATATCGACTGGTGGTGCGCCAACAAAGGCGATGATGAAGCATGTAGCGGCGGCAAGCAGTGTAGGAATCATGAGGACGCCAAACCAACCGACATAAAGACGGTTGTTGGTACTGGTTACCCAGTCACAGAAGTTGTTCCAAATATTCTTTTGTTGTTGTAGCGAGATTGTAGACGTAGCCATTTAAATAATAGTGCATAGTGTTTGTTGAGCTAGTAAGTAAGACCAATTTAAAGACTCGGCAGTCTAGAGCTAGGGGAGGAATTGCACCTCCCTTATTCTATTTAGCTGTTAGAATTTGTACTTGACTCCAAGCTTAGTGCCATAATCATTTACATCATCAAAGGTAGCTGCCACTTCACCATATACGGAGAAGCGTTCTGTTGCTTGGACTGAACCGCCAAGCTTACCAGTCAATTTAGTTTCTTCTTCACCACCATCAGGGGCAAAGATAGAAGGACCAGCTTGCACGTAGTAAGAAGCTACATCATTACCTGATTCATATCCCAGATGAAAATCTGTGACATGACCATTAAAATTAGATCCACTGAATCCAGCATTGTTCTCAATGTTAGCGTAGGGACCAGCAATTGCAGGAGTAGCAAGGAAAGCTACGGCAGGGAGGATAGCAAAAAATTTCATTGTAGTTTAGTTAAAAAAGAATAAGTGTGTTTTGTTCGATTACCATGAATACCCCAGCCTAACCAGTAGTATGCAGCATTCATGTAATAAGGAATAGTTTGATGCTTAGTTTGAAAAGCAAAAAGATCGTTTCTAAACTTCATCTCCTTTATCAAGTAATCTGTTTGACATTTAAGACCACTAGGATCTTCGTTGCGTTTGGCACAGTGGCTGCCAAGACCAATGTACCGCTCAATAGATGTCCATTGAATCAAACCATAACCACCACGAAGGCAGCGATCGTAAGGAACAATAGCACCACCTTCGCAGATGTTAGGTTTAAAGTTAGACTCTTGTTGGATGTTACCCATAATGACCGCCAGGGCTGTACGGTCTGTCACACCAGCAGAAGTCTGTAGTTGTTCTAGAACGTACTGCTGAGGCGCAGTACATTGTGGGCATTCAATCATGATTTTTTAGCAGTTTTAGCAGCTCGTTTAAAGTTGGCAGC